GGCCGATGGCGTAGTCGGCCATGTCGAGCCATAGTTTTTTGAACCATTCCGAAAAATCTTCGCCGCTTCGCCGCATTTCAGAAAAACTGGAACTCCAGACCCCCGAGATACCCTTGGCAAAATCTTCGACCACAGTTTGAAACCCGGTCATCTGATTCTTCCATCTCTCAACGAGAATGGGCTTGCCACTTTTATCCGTCATCCATTCAGGCAGAATATCCTCGGTCGGGTAAGTGAATTCGGCGCCTGTAGCCTCTTTTAGCATACGGGTCGTGGCAAGAAGCTCCGCCACTTCGAGATTCATATATTTTCTGATCTGGTATTGCTCTTTTGTGAGGGTGAGGATCTCGCCCTCTTCATTGGTAATTTGCATGAGGTCGGGGAGAATATCTCCCTCCGGGAAAACATGCTCCATACCGGAATATACTCCGGAGAGTTTATCCATAAATGTCTGCTGATCGGCGAGAAAAAGATCGCCCTCTCTTTTGCGCTCTTCAAGCCATCCCTGGTAGAGCAATTTGCTATGGGAAAGCCTGTCCGCAAGCTCGGATTCAGTCATACCATAAAGTCTGACGAAGGGATCGAGGATTTCTTCTTTTCCGGGCTCGGAAAGGCCCTCTTCTATTCCGAAGGCAGCTTTTGAGGGGACGGCCGCATAAAACGATCCTGGTGGGGCCTTAAAGCCGCTGAAGAAACCTCCGCCTTGTTCTTTATAGAGTTCTCTCTGCTCCCTCATCTTGTCGACAATTTTTTTGAGCCAATCAAAGACGGATGAGAGCGCCGGAAGAGCATCTGCTCCGATCGATTCTTTTAGTTCCTTCCAGGAATTGCTGAATTGCTTCACCTTCCCGGAATAGGTCTCGATATCCTGCTGTGCGGTGCCCCCGAATTTTTCATTGAGGATCTTCATGGCAAAGGCGGCCTTCTCATCCATCGAAACATTCTGGCCGAGGGTATCGTTCAAGTTCCTGAATTCAGGAAGCATCCTTCCGAGGATCTCAATGTTGCCGGTCATGGCCATGCCGATGAATCTCGTTGCCGATGAGAGATCCATCCCTTTTCTCGTTGCCATATCCATTGCAAGCGAGGCGCCCTGCTGCGCTTTGGCGAGGTTCGTCGTGTAAAGAAACATATCGGTCAGGGCCTGGCGGGCCTCCTCATCCGAAAAACGCGTTGCCTTCATGAGGGACTCTGCCCATTGATCGATCTGAGTTTTAAAGTAACCGTATGAATGGCCCGCGGTCTCTACGGCATAGCCAAGCCTGTGCTCGATCTGTTCCGCCTCGGCGGCCTCCTTAACAAATGAATTGATTACCCGGACACTTGCATAGACCGCGGCGGTGGCGGCGGTGATCTTGGCGGTGAGGCCGATCCATGCCTCCCTCATGCCTGACAGGCCGCCGGTGGAGCCTTTGACGGATTTATCGAGATCGTCGATCTTTTTCTTGCTCTGATCGACGACGATTGAGCCGTCATCTTTAAATTGAAGGGTTATTTGAACAGTATTCTGGTTCATAAATTAGGGACACCTCCCTATTTTTGAGTGGGGACACTTCCCAGTCCCTGAAATTGGGGTGTCCCCGCCTTTTGATTTTAATGGTCGGCGCGGTGGCCGACCCTACATAAATTTTTTCGAGTCGATCAGCTCGTTGACCAACCCCAGGTGCATCCATTCGAAATCTTCGAGATCCTCTTTTTCAAATGGATAACCCGCTTTCATCATTCTCCTCAGAGAGAGCAGATGGCTCGTCCAGGGATGAATCTGCAACGTCCTCTTCTTCTCGCATTTGGCGCATGCCCAGAGAACATTCTCATCAGACCCTATCTCCTCCTTGCATTTTTTCTCTTCCTCGGCATCGCAGACGCTGCGGTTAAAGAGGGCCTCAACGTCCGCAACTATTTTTTTTCGACGTAAATTTCTCCCCTGCGCGCAAACGCCTCATCAAAGAGAGGAAAGAGCAGGTAATAGAAATATTTTCCGAGGAGAGATTTCCATCCCTCGATGGTCTCCGACCCAGAGGGGTCTCTGACCCGGAGGGCGGAGGTAATAAAGGTCGTCCTTCCATCGATCTCGATTCCGAACTGGTTGTCCTCGACACCGGTCAGTATCAGCTCGGCCCCTTCGAGTTTGATCTTCGAGATCTCCTTGATGGACGCCTCCTCCTCTGTTTTCGCATTGATGGCCTTGCGGATTCTTCCGCTAAAATCGAGCCATTCATCAATATCCGGCGTTCGGAAATATAATGTATAGACCTTGCCGGAGTTGGTCACAATTATTTCGAGCTTGTCTCTGACGATGTCCATGTTTGTCTCCCCCCAATTAGGCAGGCACGGTGGCCTGCCCTACTGCTTTCTGCTTTCTGCATACTGCTTACTTTTTCTTATGCGGCGTAGGTTGCGACCTTGTTTTTTACGTTGACGATGACGCTCCCGTAAGTGTCATCTTCAAAGATGATGAAGTCTCCTTTTTCTCCGAGCCGTTTTCCGTCGAGGCTCAGATCGTCCGCCAGGACTCCGACTTTGGGAAAGATCACCTCTACCGTGTATTTTTGGCCTGCCTCGTATTCCGACCCCTCAGCCAGGCACCGGATGACGGCATGGTCTGTCGGGGCAAGCAGTCGCTGGCCGATGATCATGTCTTTGAAATCGCGATCCAGGGTTAGCTTCTGTGTCCGCCCTTCTCTTAACGCCCGGTTTGCGTAGGAGTAGGTTCCTCCTCCAGGCGTGAATTCCGGCTTGAGCCCGTTAGTGAAGCTCCATTCGAGGCCCTTGAGTTCGGTTTGTAAGGTATGGCCGCCTAAGATGGCGGAGCCGTTCCAGAGTCCCCCGAAGTTTACCGAGAAATCCGAGCACCGAAGTGGCGGCTCGGAGATACGGGCCGGAAAGCTGCACCAGGCATAGGTTGAAGCCTCTTTGATGTTATAGATGATTTTATAGGTCGTTGACGTGGCCACCCCGCCCACAGGCGTAATCGTCAAGATGGCCGGGGTTGCGTCGGAGGCTGCGGTGACGGTGACATCGACCCATTCGAGCGTCGCCGGAACCTGGACCTTGACGAAGTGGACGTTATCGAGTCTCTCCTGCGGCGTTGACCCCGCCAATCCATTGGCCGCCAGTTGGAGCGAGGATGCGTTATAAGCGGCGGTGACGGATTCTTCATAGTTATTGCTTGATCTTTTCCCCGTCGAGTTACACGCGGCCTTGATCGAGGCCCAGGAGTCCTTCTTGAGCGTAAGCGTGAATGAATCGATCAGAAAGGAGGCGTACCGCTCCTTGAGGAGCTGTTTGCCATACCGCATGGCCGCGGTGAATGACGGGTTGGAGCGGGAGGCATCGAGATCTCCGGCGATGGGGGTAATCGTATGCTTAAATCCCGTCGTTCCGGCTGCGGCGGTCGCCCGTAATCCCAGGGCATAGGCCATGATAAATGCCGCATGCTGGGCCTGCATCCGGGTAAAGGAGAGATCGAGCGAGGCGAGGGCACCGAGATCATAGACCGCATCGGGCTCCTCCTTGCCGATGGCCTCGTCGGCGTTGGTCTCACGCCTGGCCCCATATTTAATGATGCTGGCCAGATCGACCAACATCCCGGTATCGAGCGTCTGCTCCGAATTTAGGGCCGTCTCCCTGGTGATCGCCGAGACAGCCAACAGATTATGGGTCGCAAATGATGATCTCATAGTCTCCTCCTTTTTTCAGAAGGCAGAAGGCAGTAGGCAGTAGGCAGCAAGATTTTTTAAAGATCGCTGCTTTCTGCTTTCTGCTTTCTGCTTTCTAATTAGTGCTTTCTATTGTTTCAAATTTATCGGCTTCTTCCTCCGGGATCTCATGATAGATCTTCCCGTGCTCGAAATGGTGGTACTCGAATTTTCCTTCCCTGGTGACCTGAAATTCATTTTCAGATTCTTTGAGTCGATATGGCATTTTAAACCTCCTTTAAAGGGAAGGGACACTTCCCAATTTTTGAGTGGGGACACTTCCCAGTTTTTATCGTTTCACATTTTTTCATAATGCTAAAAACTGGGAGGTGTCCCTAAAATAGGGAGGTGTCCCTACATCTCTTAAACGATGAACTTTTTTTGTCCATTGTTCATGATTCATAGTTAAACTTACAGCCTTTTCGCTGCACAAAGACGTTTTCACCTGCAAACATGGTCTCCGAGGTTATAGCGTCCGGGATATAAGCGTGCTGAATTATGTCTTCCATGAGATTCCAGTTGAGCAGATTCCGCAGATCTTCCATCAGATCGAGGACTCCCTTGTTTGATCCGTCGCCCATCATCGAGGCTTCTTCTTTCAAAATCTGCTGATAGATATAGATCATCACGGAGCCGGTCTCCGTTTCGGTCTGATCCATGCCTTCGGAAAACGTTTGATCTCCGTCTTTTAGCCCCACACATGGATAACGCACTGCCGATGGCAGCATGTCGGGATCGGGCACGATGTGGACGCCTTTGATCTCAGGCATGCCATCTCGAATCGCTATTTTAAGGGCTTCAAGAATTGATTTCATTAAAATTATTTATGCAACTCCCTAACCACGACAGCCAGATCATCCTCGATGATCTCGCCCATCGTCGTCGTGATTTTAATTCTGAGAAAGTAGACCATCCCGCTCGTTCCGCCCTGAACCCAGGCATAAACGATTGTGGTTGTGTTGGTCGATCCTGCGATCATCGTAGCGCTGAGATCGTCGCCTGCCGCATCAAAGATCTTGGCCTCGTAACTGGCGATTGTGTCGCCGGTAATCATCGAGGTTGATAGATCAAACGGCAACCTTCTTTTTATGCTCGGTTGTTTGGTCCAGGTCGCGGGCCTCATGTCCATTTCCTCTTTTCGATAATGAATGTAGGAACCTTATCTCCGATAATGAATGTAGGAACCTTATCTCCCATTTGAAACTCTGGCCCGGGATCCAAATAAAACGGAGGCGTTGTTTCGATCATCCCGGGCTTCTGATAATAATCGTAAACGCCGGCCTGAGAGAGGATGGTATCAAAGAGCGTCTCGGCATTGGGGCCCGTGAGAACGTCCGTGATCGAAGAGCTCGACGTGATAAGATCTTGCACGCCGTGAATATATGCCTGCTGATCGGCAATAGAAACCTGACTCTGAATAAGAGTCAGAAGATTATGAATGTAAATCTGCTTGTCCGAAATCGAAGA